ATCCGGCTTGGCTTCGTATGGGTTCTCAGATTATTGGTACGGAGCTTCAAAAAGTCGAAGGACTTCCTACCTGGGAACAGCTCAAAGAAGGTGGAAAAAAATTATTGAATAAATTCAATCCTTTTTCTTGGAAAGATGAAAAGTAAATTCTACCTTGTTGTAACATTTAATCACTTTAATTAAAAAACAATGAAAAGATCTCGTCGCGGCCGTGGCCGTTCCAAACAAAAACGTTATTACACAATCTCTCGTGGCGGTATTCGCCTTTAATTTTAAAATCAAAAAGATGGACAAAAAAACTTTTTACCACGCAAAAACGGAAGCCATTGAAGACATGATGTCGTTTATGGCTATTGTAACAGATAGCGATTTATCACCTGTTGATCAGTTAACAATGTTGGATCGCTATATGTTGTCTCAACACACTGCATTTACTAACGCAAAAAACGAATACTACAATGAGCAACAATCCCAACCAGTTCAATTCGATTAGGGTCAAACGCCCTAAGATGTCGTCTTTTGACCTGTCGCACGACAAAAAGCTGTCTCTTAATATGGGCGATCTTGTTCCGATCATGGTTCAGGAATGTATTCCTGGCGATCGGTATACAATTGGCTGTGAATCGCTATTGCGATTCCAGCCTCTTATTGCTCCTGTTATGCATCGCTTTGATGTTACTATGCATTATTTTTTCGTACCCAATCGTTTAGTTAGCAAGGAATTTCCCGACTGGATATCAGGCAACGTTGATACGCCCCCTCCTACATTCAATGTGGCAGGTGCTAATGTTGCGTCTTTTCCGTTACTAGATTATATGGGGTTGCCTAATGATTTTTCCAATCAGAAGATTAATGCAATCCCCTTTGCGGCTTATCAACTTATATACAACGATTATTATCGTGATGAGAATCTTGTGCCACCTGTATCTACAGACTTAGTACCTGGTAATGATCAAGGTGATCGTACTAGATTTTGGACGTTGAGAAAACGAGCCTGGGAAAAGGATTACTTTACCTCCGCTTTACCTTGGGCTCAAAAAGGTTCCCCGGTGGATATTCCGATTATTGCAGAAGGTTCTTATGCATATGTACGTGCGGCTGGTCTTCCAGTCCAGGAGATTACTTCAGATTCGTCTGAGTTGCTTGAGGTACAACCAGGTGGTCTTACTCCTGGTGAGAATGGTCGCCTATATATAGATGGCGATGATCTTCAGACATCATCTGCAACTATTAATGATCTTCGTACGGCGTATCGTGTTCAGGAGTGGCTTGAAAAAAACGCGCGTGGTGGTACACGTTATAATGAGTCTATATATGCCCATTTTGGCGTTAAAAGCAGCGATGCTCGTCTTAATCGTCCTGAATATATTACCGGCATAAAGTCTCCTGTAATTATCTCTGAGGTTCTTAATACCACTGGTGAAGATGGTGGCCTTCCTCAGGGTAACATGGCCGGACACGCCGTTGGCGTGTCTACTGGTAAGTACGGTAAGTATTATTGTGAAGAACATGGTTTTATTATTGGCATAATGTCTGTACTTCCTTTACCGGCCTATCAACAAGGTATACCGCGTGTATATGGTTCTCGTTTTGATAGGTTTGATTATTATTGGCCTGAATTCGCCCACTTGGGCGAGCAGCCTATTTTGCAAAAGGAGATATATGGAGCTTCTGCTATTCCCGAGGCTACGTTCGGTTATACTCCTAGGTATGCGGAGTATAAGTATCAACCATCTACTGTTCATGCAGATCTTAGAACATCTCTCGACTTTTGGCATGCTGGTCGAATATTCGACACTGATCCCGCTCTTAATCAACAGTTCATTGAGATGGTTGATGATAAACGGATATTTGCTGTAGTAGATCCCAATGAGGATGCTCTCATAGCTCATGTTCTTAATAAGGTTCGGGCAGTTCGGCCAATGCCGTTTTACGGCACGCCTATGACCTAATGGCGTGTATTACTCCTTTTTTTAAAAAAGATCAGCCGGATATAGGATTTCCTTGTGGTAAGTGTCCCGATTGCCTTACAAGACGTGCCTCTGGCTGGTCTTTTAGGTTAATGCAGGAATATAAACGATGTGTTTCTGCATACTTTATAACGTTGACCTACAATACTCAATATGTCCCGATCTCCTCCAAAGGCTGGATGACGCTTCGAAAGTCAGATGTACAGCTGTTCATGAAACGTTTACGTAAACAACATGCTAAAGATGATGTGTTTAATCGAAAACTTAGGTATTATGTTGCCGGTGAATACGGCACTTATAATAATCGTCCTCACTATCATATGCTTTTGTTCAATGCTAATATTGATTCTATTCCGAAAGCTTGGCGTGTTGGTAACGATCCTATTGGTTATATTGATTATGGTAATGAGCAGTTCAATGCCGCAATGGTCGGTTACACCTTAAAGTACATGACGAAGCCAAGCAAGATACCACTTCATCAAAACGATGATCGTCAAAAAGAATTTTCCCTTATGTCTAAAGGGCTCGGTGAAAATTATCTTACTCCTCAAATGATTGCCTGGCATCATGCCGATCTTACAGAGCGCATGTACCTGAATCTTGAAGGAGGTAAAAAAATATCAATGCCTCGATATTACAAAAACAAAATCTATGACGATGACTGGCAACGTCCGCTGATTGCTCATTCATCAATGCTTAAGGCTCGTATCCGTCAGGATGAGATCGAAGCCGAAATGGTCAAGTTATACGGCGAACACGACTGGCGTCGTGTTAAAGCCGAAACAGATTTTTATTCATTCCAAAAAATGTACAAAAATGCAAACAAAAACAGAAATCTTTGATTCCGGAACTGGTGAGATTATTGATTCGCCGGTTCGTCTTCAACGCCGTGTCCGTAATTGGTTGAATTACCAGGACGAGTTGATTATTCACGAGGTGAATACTCAACCCTCATTAACAGTTCCCGATCAGACAATGGATGTAAAAACAATCCTTGATCGTCACACCAGGGGCCTTGGCCTTGGTAATATGACTACTCCTGTGTATAATCTTGATGAAGAAGGTAATGAGTTAATACCGGTCGATTGGCAACGTCTTGATATATCAGAAAGGCATGAACGCCTTGCGCAAGCTAAGGCTTATACAGCCCGTTTACGTAAAAACTATGATGATGCTCAAAAACAAAAAGAAAGCGGCTCAGACGCCGCCAAACAAGCCCAAGAGGCCATATCTGCCTCCTCTCAAGGAATACACACAACTACGGATGTTCCCGTAGAAAAAACATAAGACACCGGCTAGGTGTCGCTTAGCACTAATATCCCCTTGATATATTAGTGCTAATTGACACCACGCCTAACGAAAAACTTTAATATGACGCAAAAAGCGGAGCATAGCGAAGCAAAAACAAGGAATAAAAGTCCTCCGTTAGGCCGTGTGTCCTAATGCAACTTGCAGTTGCTCTAACCGAGGGTCCCCGCAGGGGATACGGTTGAGCTGTAAACGCTCAACAAAACACACATGAAAACACCTCGGATGCAACAGAATGTTGCCCCGCCCGGAGGGCAATTTCTTAATAAATAAAAGTAAAATTATGGCTCCTATAGCAGCAGCAGCTATTGCTGCCGGCGCTTCAGCGCTATCTACCGGCGGGCAAATATATGCCGCCGGAAAAATGAATAAAAAAACTCGTGAATGGAATGAAAAAATGTATGGTATACAACGCGAAGATGCTCTTCGCGACTGGAACATGCAGAATGCGTATAATTCTCCTGAGGCTCAGATGCAACGCTTCAAAGCCGCTGGTTTAAATCCAAACTTAATTTATGGACAACAAAACGAAAGCGCGGCTGTGCGCTCTACGGATGTCAAGGGTTGGAATCCTCAAACTCCCGATATACAGACAGGAGCACGACATGCTATATCATCCTTCGCTGACTACACCCTACAATCGGAACAGATTAAGAATATGGAGGCTTCTCGAAAGTCCATTGAAGCCGATCTCTTGCTTAAGCAGATCTCAGCTGCGAATATGGCTACTCAAGGAAAAGGTATGGAGTTCGATCTTGGACAACGGATACGCCTTGCTGATACCCTGTTCGATCAAGCAAACGCTACTCTCGAACAAACTCGTACTGGAACATCTGCTACTTCGATTTCTACCTATATCGCGAAGAATCGCGATGCAAGGGAAGCGGTTATGCAATCTTCTAATCTTAAAGAGGCTGCTGAACGTATACTTAACGCTCAACTCGGACGCTCACTTACTATTGCTCAGATGCAGAGAATATCAGCTGAAATCAAGAATCTAGGTGTTCAAAATCGTCTTTTAAACGCCGATGCTGCTCTTAGAGAAAAAGGCATCATGCCTGGTGATCCGGCTTGGCTTCGTATGGGTTCTCAGATTATTGGTACGGAGCTTCAAAAAGTCGAAGGACTTCCTACCTGGGAACAGCTCAAAGAAGGTGGAAAAAAATTATTGAATAAATTCAATCC